GGACACTAGCTTCAACATAATTTTCGCTGTCTAGTGCTTTCCACATATTCTTAAATTTTGATACGCCACCTTCACCAATTTGGTAGACCATGTTTATAATAACTTCTTTTGCTACATGATTTATCGGTCTACTATTTATAAGTCTTTCGGCAGCATCTACTGTTCTTTGGAAATCTTTTTCAAAAACTTCTTCACCTAATTCTTTTGGATATTCAACACCATGTTCATAGTTATCTTCAGGTAAAACTTTATGGCCATAAAATATAGTGTCAAAACCCTCTGAACATTTGTATATTTTATTGACATAACCTTCACATTCTTTAACTTCACTTTTTAGTTCTTCGTACATTAGTTTTCCTTTTTAGTTTTGTTGTAAGTATAATTCTGTGATAACAAACTTTTGAATATAATTTTCTGCAAAAACACTCTATTGATAAAAGAATTTTTTCTAATACTTTCATAATCTTCTCCTAGCATTGACAACCCTCACAAACACAAATGTCTTTATCGTACCAATGGTTATGCAAGTCATCTGAACAATGACAATTGCAATGACAAGATTTGCATTTTTTCTTTTTATTTTTTTTAGATTTTTTTATTACTAGATTAGAAATATCTTCACAAACATTGTCCATATAACCAAAAAACTTTAAAAAAAGTTTATCAATAAATACCATTAAGTTTTTTCCGATCATAAATTTTCTTATTTTTAATTATTTGTTTTTTGTAATGTCTAAGTTGTCTAGCAATAGGATTGCGTTTTTTGTTTGGCTTTTTCATTAATCTAAAATTAATGATGTAATTTTTTTCTCACCCATATAAATTTCAATATTTGCTTTAGATTTAATACATTGATATTGAACTCTATCTCCAGGTCTTTTGTCTTTCATGGCGTAACGCTTAGATTTTAAACAATCACTTAATGTGTTTTTTATACGATGCTCAACAATTTCGTTATCTATTATTAAAAGAAGTGCAAAAACTATTTCTATCATTATAATATTTTTCCTTTATTACTTCCTTTTTTAATTACATAACCTTGCGTACCATTAGCTCCTATATGAACTTCTTTTTTTAAAAACTTAACAAAATTCATTTGTTTAGTTTTTTTTTCTATATCTTTAATGTAATTTAAAACTTTTCTACTAATGCGATCCATTCCCATTTCTAATTAGTTTTTCAACATCTTCTGTTAATTTTTCTGTTCTGCTTTTTAAAAATTCTATGTTGACAGCATTGTTTCTAATTGCTCAACCAAACCGCTTAAATGTTCTACAAGCATAAAAAGTTCCGCTTCACCACTTGATTGACCAAGCTCACCTCTAGGATATTTAATTCTAAATTCTGAATTAGCTTCTAAATCTTTTTGCATTAACTCTAGTTCTGTTGAATGCTTATTAAGAGTTTCAACTACACCAAAATATGCCCACACACCTACCGCTACAGCAGCTATGATAGAAATAAGATTCTTCATAGGCATACTAATAGAAGATTCGCTACTTACTCTCATAATTCGTTTCCATGATTTACTAATTTTATTTTTATGCCTAACTTCTTTTGCTTGGCAGTTGGTGTACGCCAAATTTTTCTGCGATATGGCAGTATATGTTTTCTGTATGTGTTAGTTTTTATGTCTAGCAATTGTATCTTGCCATCTGTACTTACAGCTACCAAATCAAAAGGACATTGTGGATCAACAGATTTTGCAACCCAATAACCTTGACG